TTTGCGTTGATAAATAGTAATGTGGAAGCATATAGACTATATCGAAATCAGCGTGCTCAACAGAATGAGCACGCCAACCTCCAACGTCAAATAAACACGTTGAAGGATGATATGAAGGATATAAAGAGTATGCTAAAAGTTTTAATTCAGAGAGAAAATAATGGCACTAGCAACGACTAATGTAGAAGTAACAACAGATTCGTTTCAGAACTGGCTTGATAAAACCAATACACTTCTTGACGCTTATTCCACCACTATTGTTACGGCATCAGCTAACTCTATTGGTGGGTTTACAACAGGCAATGCTACTGTCAATGGTGTATTTACAGCTAACTCAGTAACAGTAAGTGGAAACTCAACCTTAGGTTTAAGAGGTGGTAATGTAGTAACAGCTAATGTCCTCTACATAACAAGCAACGTCTCAATCGGTAACGCATCTGTCAATACAGTATTCACCACAACTACAATCGATACTGATCTAGCTTTGACTGTATTAGGAGCAACGACATTATCTAACAGCTTGTCAGTTGCAGGCAACAGTTCTTTATCTGGTCAGCTGCAACAAATATCTGGTAATTCAAATTTTGATTCTGGTACTCTTTTTGTAGACGCTACTAATAACAGGGTGGGTGTTAACAACACCGCTCCTGCAGTTGCACTGAGAGTGACGGGTGATGTGGATATTAGTGCAACAGCTAATGTGCAGGGTGCAGCTAATTTGAACTCCACCCTTGGTGTTACGGGTGCTGCTACTTTAAGCAATACCATATCTGTAACCGGAAACGCAACGTTCTCTAACCAAGTCATTACAGTTGGAAGTAGTTTCCTGACTGGAAATCTGTTTGTGGTAACTTCAGGGGGTATCTCTCTTAACTCAGTAGCTACTTTCCAAGCCAACGCAACGTTCACAAAGAACGCCTTTGTCCAAGGTAACACATTAACCGTTAACGTATCAAACTTTATCACTGCTTCAAATGGAGATCTTGGAGCAAATATAACTAATCCACTCTTGGTAATGAGTTTTCCTAAGGCATCTTTTAAGGGTGGAGAGCTGATAATTAATGTTACTAAAACTGGCACATCACAAGTTACTAAAGTGTTGTTTGCTCATGATGAATCAACCGTGGATTTATCTACCTATGGTACCATAGTTGCTCCATCTAGCTCTGCTGAATTGGGGGCATTTACCGCAGCAATAAATAATGCCAACGTCGAGATTAAAGTTCAACAAACAAATATAAACTCAGCTGTAAAGATTATGGCTAATTTATTCTAACGGGCTATTAATGGCAAACACTAGATTTAAAACGCACCATGGCTTAAACGCTACGGCAAATAGTTATATTGATGGAAAACTAGAGGTTACCGGTGATCTTGTAGTCACTGGTAATGTATCTTTTTCTGGTTCCAGTGTTGGTGATTTCAGGCCTGATGCTGATCAAAGAAATCTTGGTAACACATCCCTTAGATGGAACCTAGTTGGTTTTGCAGCAAACCTAGCTAGTACACTTTTTGCTAATGGAGCTACTAGCCTAAGCAACACACTACTTGTAACAGGAGCAGCTACATTTCAGAATACAGTCACGGTTACTGGAGTAACTAACGTAGCAGCTAACGTTAATGTTGGTGGAGTGACAGAGATCTCTAATAACCTTATAGTATCCGGCACAGGTACGGTCAACGGTACATTTACGGCAAACGGCAATACATCATTTACTAATGGTATACTAACAGTCAACACCAACAGTGGAACATCTGCAAATACCCTGACTATTGGTGCTGCTAACGTCTCTGTTGATAGTGGTACTTTATTCATTGATGCCATTAATAATAGAGTGGGTATCAATAATAATGCACCGGGAGTTGCTTTAAGAGTAACAGGTGCAGCTGACGTCAGCTCTACAGCAAATATCCAAGGTAACGCTAACGTAGGTGGAACACTGGGGGTAGTTGGGATCACGACACTAGCAGCTAATGCTGTTCTCAGTGGTGCTCTTCAGACAATAGCTGGCAATGTTAATTTTGATACAGGAACATTTTTTGTTGATGCTACTAATAATAGAGTAGGTGTTAACAATACTGCTCCTGAAGTAGCATTTGAAGTTACTGGTGCGGCCAATGTATCTATCAGTGTAAATTCTGCACTGCTGACTGTTGGTACTGGCTTTATAGCAAACTCAACTGCTATTATTGGTACTGGGTATGCAAACGTAACTACATCAGTTAACTCTGCGTTGTTGACTGTTGGTACTAATTTTATTGCAAATACTACTGGAGCATATCACACTGGTGTTATTAACGCAGCGTCACATACAACAACTGGGTTTGTGGCAAACGCAACAGCCATCGTTCCAACATCAAACACAATCCTATTAGGCAATTCAACTGGTAGATTTGTCTTGTTGGCCAACACAGGTGATTTCAGCACAAGTGTTGGGGTTAGCACCATCAACTCCTCATCTAATGGATTCTTTGCAAATAGCACAACTGCCTCGTTGGGTAATGCGACCGATAATGTAGCTATAACTACAAGCGGTATAACCGTATCTGGTGCTGATGGTGTTGTTCCTTTCTCCAATACTCGTGGTCAGGTACTTGGCACCACTACCAAGCGTTGGGATTTGACTGCTAATAATGGTGGCTTTTCTGGAAGCGTAACAATAAGTGGAAATTTGACGGTTAGCGGCACTACAACCTATATTAACACTACCAACCTTGATGTTGGCGACAATATAGTTACTCTTAATGCAGATCTTACTGGAGCAACAGCTCCAACAGAAAATGCTGGATTAGAAATTAATCGTGGGAGTGCAGCCAATGTAAACTTCGTATGGAATGAGACATCCGACGCGTGGACGTTAGGTAACACCAATATTACTGGTTTTGCTAACGCATCTGTTAGTGTCAATTCAGCCCTGCTTACAGTTGGTACCAGTTTTATAGCTAACACTACTGGAGCATATCACACTGGGCTAGTCAATGCTGCTTCTATTACTGTTGGGTCCAATTTCATTGCTAATAGCACAGCTATTGTTGGAACTGGATACGCTAATATAACCACCTCGGTTAACTCCGCATTACTGACAGTAGGTACAAGTTTCATTGCAAATACAACAGGAACCTACCACACTGGTGTAATTGATGCTTCTAGTCACACAACTTCCGGTTTTGTTGCTAACACTACAGTAATTGCACCAACATCGAATACCATACTGCTTGGTAACACAATTGGTAGATGGGTCATCAATGCTAATACAGGAAATTTTAGTGGTGGAGTCACATTTGGTACCACTATCAATGCTAACGGATCAACCGGAACCGCTGGCCAGGTTCTTATTTCAGGTGGTACATCAAACGCATTTTGGGGATCTTCCAATGCATTCACAAGTAATGTATCCATAAGCAATGTAAGTCCAACAATCATTTTCCAAGATACTGATAACATAACAGCGACCACTAACTCGATGTTTACTCAGTATAACGCTGGAGCGTTCACATTTGTACAGACTAGTGATGCTACATCCGTAGCAAACACCAGGTTTACCTTTGAGATGACTACCGGTACTCTTACGTTGGATGGTGAGATAAGAGCTTTGGGTGATGTTACTGCGTTTTATTCGGATAGAAGACTCAAGAATATATCAGGTAGAATTCCTAATGCATTGGATAAAATTAGTAGAATTTCTGGTGTTTACTACACGGAAAACGATGTGGCTAAATCTTTTGGTTACAACAAGGGGTTGAACCAGGTTGGTGTTATAGCGCAGGAAATTGAAGAAGTTATGCCAGAAGCTGTTAAAATGGCACCGTTTGATATTGGACCAGATGGTGAGAGTAAGACAGGAGAAAATTATTTGACTGTTCAATATGATCGACTGGTTCCTCTATTAATTGAAGCTATTAAAGAACTAAAACAAGAAATTCAAGAGTTAAAAAATGGCAACTAAAGCTAATATAATAGTAGATCAAGGCACCACGTTTGCTACTACTATCTACTTGACTGATGATAATGGAGATCCAATTGATCTCACTGGGTATACAGGAAGATCGCAAATGCGCAAGCATTATACCTCTTCTAATTCACAGAGTTTCAGTGTATCTCTTAGCAATACAGTTGGATCAGTGAGTCTTGCGCTAACTGCCGTGCAGACTGCTAATATTGTAGCTGGAAGATATGTTTATGATGTTGAAGTAGTAAGTGGTGCAAATGTCATATCAAGAATTATAGAGGGTATCGTAACAGTTACACCAGAAGTGACACGATAGATGGCCATAAACACTGCAACCGTAAGATTAGTTACCGGATCAACCATCCGTGCTACTATACCTACGTCTGGTGGTCAGATTCAAGCATCTGCACCAGTAACGTTAACCACAAAGCCAAATCGACTTGATATGCTAGATGATGTAGTTGAAAATTCTCCAGCTGATGGAGCTGTGTTGCAGTACCGAGCTTCAGATGATAAATACATTGTACAGACTTTATCGCTAGAATCATTAGGTAACCTTGACGGTGGCACCTTTTGAACTAACACATCATTCTAAAATAACAACAAGACAGGGAAGATAGATGGCAAATTTAATTCAAATTAAGCGGTCGCTAAACACGGCAAATGCTACGGGTTTAGCTAATGGTGAAATGGCTTATACAGCCAACGGTGATGTGTTATTTATTGGTAGTAATGGTGCAGTTGTTCCAGTCGGTGGAGCCAGAAATCCTGGTACCCTAACTGCAAATCAAGCCCTGATTGCAAACTCCACTAGTGGAATTGACAAGGTTATTGTTGCCAATGCAGTACTGACCAGAATATATGCCAATGGTGCACATGGTAACAGTCAATCTTTATTGGCAAACTCAACTGGTGGATTATTCTGGGGAACAACAGCATCAAGTCTAGATGATCTTTCTGACGTTGCTGTATCAGCTGCAAGTACAGGGCAGGTTTTAATTGCCAACTCAACTGGATTTTTCAGAAATGTATCCTTGTCCGGTGACATTACAATTAATGCAGATGGTGTTACAGCAATTGCAGCTGATTCAATTGCTCTTGGAACCGATACAACCGGTAACTACGTTGCTACCATTGCAGCTGGTAACGGTATTTCAGGATCCTCTTCAACTGAAGGTGGAGCTGCAACAATTGCGGTAGTTGCTAACAGTGGTATCGTATCAAATTCAACTGGTGTTTTTGCTAATGTTGATGGTTCTACATTGGAGTTATCAGGTGGAGCCATTCAGGTTAAGAACGATGGTATTGCACTGGGTACCAAGACAACTGGTAACTATGTTGCCACAATCACTGCTGGTAATGGTTTATCGGGCAATGCGACATCTGAAGGATCGGCACCTACAATTGCAGTTGTAGCTGGTAGCGGTGTTGCTTCTAATGCAACTGGTGTACACGTTGTAGCCGGTGATGGTATCACTTCCAACTCTACCGGTGTATTTGTCACTGATGGTGAGGGTCTATCAGTTAATTCAACAGGTGTTCATGTTGGTGCAGGTAACGGTTTATCTGTAAACGCTACATCTGTTGCTGTTGTAGCTAACAGCGGTCTTGCATCTAACTCAACTGGTGTGTTTGTTGTTGCTAACAGTGGTATCGTATCAAATTCAACTGGTGTTTTTGCTAACGTCGATGGTTCTACATTGGAGTTATCAGGTGGAGCCATTCAGGTTAAGAATGATGGTATTGCACTAGGTACAAAAACAACTGGTAATTACGTTGCAACTATTGCAGCTGGTAACGGTATTTCAGGATCGTCTTCATCTGAAGGTGGTGCAGCAACTATTGCAGTCGTAGCTAACAGCGGTCTTGCATCTAACTCAACTGGTGTGTTTGTTGTAGCAGGTACGGGCGTAGTTTCCAATGCAACGGGTGTGCATATTGGCCAAGCTGTAGGTACAACAGATAATGTGACATTCAATGATGTAACTATCAATGGTAACACTGTATTAGGCAGTAATGCATCTGATGTTGTTTCTATCAAGGGGCTTGTTAACACAAGTATCATCCCGGCTGCAAATATAACATACAGTCTTGGTAATACTACATCAAGATTCTTAACAGTTTTTGCTCAGAACGTACATTCAGAATACCTGTACATTGATAAAGATGTAACGATTGGTGGTAACCTAGTAATTTCTGGTAACTTGGTTTCTGTAAACGTGTCAACTTTATCGGTTACTGACTCACTAATTCAACTTGCTTCTAATAACACAGTTTCTGATTCCCTTGACATTGGTTTCTTTGGTAACTACCAAACAGGTGGTGGTGATCCTGAGCATACGGGTTTATTTAGAGATGCAAGCGATGATAAGTTTAAGTTGTTTAAAGGTCTACAAGTTGCACCAACAACCACAGTAGATACAGCAAACAACACATATCAGATTGCAACTCTACAAGCATATTTGGATTCGGGTGGTTTAACAACCAATTCAACTGCGGTTGCTCTGACTGCAAACTCAACTCTGGCTGTTACACTCACTGCTAACTCACTAACGCTTACAACTGCTCTAGTTGGAACCAGTGGTGGTACTGGTTTAGCAAGCTATACAGCAGAAGACATCTTAGTTGCTAATTCATCAAATGGATTCAGAAAACTTGGATTAGGCACTGATGGATTTGTTTTGCAATCCAACGGAACTGCTCTTGTTTATTCTACGCTTGATGGAGGAACGTTCTAATTGGAAGCTGAATTCGTTAATGCATATATTGCTAAACAAAAATCGTGGATTGAAGATTACGTAGCAAAAAATATACTTTTAGAAACCAGGTTACAGCTAGCTGAGGCAAAGATTGGTCAGCTAGCTGGGCTTTTAGAAGAATCCAACTCTCAAATAGAGAAGCTAAATAATAGGACAAAAAAGAAATCAGAAACACCTGATTCAACGTTCTAATTCAAATACAGCCCTAGATAGGGCTTTTGAGGGGCCATATGGCTAATAAATTTCAGACCAAACGTACGACTATATCTGGCCGTACGCCCAATACTACCAACTCTGGTAACACCCACTACATTGATGCTGGTGAGCTAGCGCTCAATCTTACCGATGGTAAGATGTTTTCGTCTAATGGATCCGTATACTTTGAAGTCGGTGCTAATGTACAAAACTTAAGCGTAACCGGAAATGCTACCATTAAAGCAATTATTGCTAACGGTAGTATTGGTTCAAATGGTAATATACTTGCTTCAAATGGCTCTGCAATTTATTGGGCAACTAGTGGAAATGCTGTATTCTCAAGATCCGTAACTACATATACAGCAAATGGGACAGCCAATAGTTTTGTAGTCACGGGTGGGTATATTGAAGAACAGTTGGACGTATATGTTAATGGTGTTAGATATAACTCAGCTGATTACTATGCAAATGATACTGTCAATGTTGGACTCATTGATACACCGGGTAGTGGTGATACGGTAGAACTGATATCGTATATTGGAGGATCTAGTGGCAGCGGTACTGTTACTCAGGTCAATACAGGTATTGGTTTATCAGGTGGTCCCATAACTAATACGGGTACGATACAGGTAATAGCTAACAACGGTATTATTGCTAACTCTACAGGTATATTTGCAAATGCTGGTACAGGTATTGTGGCCAATGCAACTGGCATTCATGTAAACTCGAGTTACATTGCTACCATATCAGCAAACAACACATCTTTCCTTGATGGAGTGGCAGCGGCATCATATGTTCAGAATACTGACTCGAGAACACTTTCTGGTAATTTAGTAATATCAGGAACAAGTTTTACACCATCATCAAATACAGTTCTATTAGGAAACACAACACAACGTTGGGTATTGAGTGCAAATACGGGATCATTTTCTGGTGCGGTATCAGGTATAACCACATTAGCAGCTGGTAACACTACTATTACAGGATTTGCTAACGTTTCTAGTACCATCCAAGGTGGATCTAGCTTAATTATTGCTGGTGCTCTTTCTGGTGTAACTACAGCAGATATGGGTAATACAACAATAACAGGTTTTGCTAATGTAACAAGTACAATTCAAGGTGGTTCTAGTTTAACTATTGCTGGGGCTGCATCTGGTATAACAACATTAGCAGCTGGTAACACCACTATAACAGGTTTTGCTAATGCATCTGTAAGTGTGAACTCGGCATTGCTAACTGTTGGTACATCATTTATTGCTAACACTACGGGTGTCTATCATACTGGATTGGTCAATGCTGCATCTATTAATATTGGTAGTAGTGGGTTCATTGCCAACTCAACTGCAATTGTTTTAGGAGAACCTGTAACCGCTAACGGTACCACTGGAACTGCGGGTCAGGTACTCGCTTCAAATGGAACAGTAGGAACGCCCTATTGGATTACAGTGGCTGCTGGTGGTACTGTTACAGTTACAGATGACACTGCAACAAACGGAACAAGATATATAGCTTTTGCCAATCAGACATCAGGAAATCTTTCATCAGTATTTGTAGACTCCACAGGTTTAACATTCAATCCTTCAACAGGAACAGTAACAGCTGCTATATTTAGTGCTACATCTGATGAGAGATTAAAATCCGATATTCAAGCAGTGGTCAATCCAATTGAAAAAATTAAATCAATTAACGGCGTCAATTTCACATACAAAGCTTCCAACACAAGAAGTATGGGTGTTATAGCTCAGGAAGTTGAAAAGCAGATGCCTGAACTAGTTAATATGAATAGTGAAGGATACAGACAAGTCAACTACAATGGTATAATTGGTGTACTTGTTGAGGCTGTCAAACAGCAGCAGCAACAAATTACATATTTAAATAATCAAATTGACATATTACGGAGTGATAAATGACAACAAACGTTAACACAAGTGGTGTAGTCTTTGATGATGCTACCACGCAAAACACATCAAGTGCATTCGTATCAAGAACTTTTAGTGCTAATGCCACTTGGACACCCACAAAACCAGGACTGAAGGCTGTCAGGGTCACTTTGCTTGGTGGTGGTGGTAATGGAGGAACTGCTACAGGAAACACACAACCAGGAACACCAGGATCATTTACTCCGCAAGGCAAAGGTGGTGTTGTTAATCCAGCAGTTCCAGCAGTTCCCAGATCCGCTGCTGGTGGTTCTGGTGGAGGAGCAGGGTACAGCCAAGCCTGGATAAATGGAACGGTTGTCCCAGCGTCAGTAGCTCTTACTGTGGGTATTGTAGGAGGAACATCATCTTTTGGATCACTGGCAACAGCTACTGGTGGTGGGAACGGTACAGCTGCAACAGCTACTACAGGAGCCAATGCAACTCCCGGGGCTGGTGGTGCTGCGGGAACTGGCACAACTACAGCTAACGGAACTATAGACGTTCAATTTAGTGCAACTGGTACAGCTGGTGGTACTGGCAACGTATCGGGGGGAGCAGCTGCTGGCGTTAAAACCGGTGAAGCGGGAGCAGCTAGTAGTGGTGCAGCTACTGGATTAGGTAACGGTGGTGGTGGATCTACTGCAACTGGAGCTGGTGCGGTATCACCTGGTGGTGCAGGTACTAGAGGGTATGTTATTGTCGAGGAGTTTTACTAATGAAAAAGGCACTAATATCACCAATTGAACCAAGAAATGATTCAGAGGGAAATGAAGGATATCGAGTAGCCTTCGTATGTGAAGAAGAATTTGATGTTGCTTCTCCTCTATTTTGGGTGGATTGTCCTGACTCCTGTGTTCAAGATACGTGGGTTTATGTTAATGGACAGCTATTAGATATGACACCACCTCCGGAGGTAGATGTTGCAGAGGTTGCAGAGGTTGCAGAGGAAGATCCAAATACAGTAATAGATACACTCATAGTATTATAAAGGAATATTTTGATATGGAATTAAATAATGAGGTTGTTGATGAAGTGGAAGAAGATTTGTATTGTTTTTATAACGATATTCTTAATACGAAGGCCTGTGATATAATAATTAAAACCTATACACAGCAAGGAATTGATAGGCTTGATCCTTTCATAGGCTTCGATACAATAGACAAGAGTGTTAGAAATGTTGAACGAGTGGATTTACCAACCTACAAAGATATTGGGGGTAGATTAGCTGCGGTTGGGCTCAGTGCCAATTTTAACAGATGGAAGTTTGACGTTAATCATTCCAGTCAAGCTGAGTTTTTAATATATCCTTCTGGTGGTAAGTACACATCCCACATTGACACTTTCTTATCACCGGATAGAGTATGTCGTAAGCTGACTGTGTTGGCATTTTTAAACGATGATTTTGAAGGTGGTAGGTTTTACTTAAATATTGGCAGCAATAGATTATACCCACCGCAAACACCGGGAACGGTTATTGTATTCCCTTCATTCCTACCACACGGCGTGGAGGAAATAGTGTCAGGAGTGAGATACTCGGTGGTATGCTGGATGGATGGACCATGGTTTAAGTAACAAGTATATAAAACAATTTATAAAAAGGTAGCAAATGAGATCAACAATGTACAACGCTTTTGGATATACAATTCAAAAGGATAATCATGATAAGGGTCATGTAGAGGAAGTAAATGTTGCTACACCCTTTAACAAGAATGTTACTATTGATACTTTAGATATATATTCAAAACATAATATTAGATTGGTCACCAGTGGAAATATATCAGTACTTCATACTAATACTGGAAGAGTATCTAGTCAAGGCCCTGGGTGGAACAATCTAGACGATCTAGAGCCCGTCGGAAAATACATATCAACTATGATTGCGGACACAGAGATTTTTTTTATATTTTTTGATGTTAATATGGTTCCCATTGTTCCGGATGTGGATATTGTACACATCCCTGCAAACAGTACTAAAACGTTTCTACAAGGACAGAGAATATTCCTAGCAGCTGGTACATTTACATACAGTGGTGTGGAGGTATTGGGTCCAAGAGCAGTTACATTTGGTTCTAATAAAGAAGTTACAGCTACAAGTGATTGTTTTATGTTTAATTTTAAATAGATGATATGGAAACTCAAAAAATCCACAGAGCGTTTGGTTATATTATATTTCAGAATGATGTTGAGTCAGGTACCACAAGTAAAGAGCATGGCATAGTTAACTCAAATCTGTACAGAGTAGATGGTCCCTACAATCCACACCTAACCAAAGAATACTATAAGGGTTTAGAACACTATAACCACGTTTGGGTGTATACAAACGGAAGAATTCAAGTAGATAACCTGGATAATGGTACTTTTTTTGAATGTGGTCCGGGTTACTGTACTCTTGAAGATCCTCATCCTGTAGGCAATTTTAGAGTTAATTTCTTAGAACCCACAACTTTTTTCTGTTTAGGACCCGAGGCAAATTTAGATAAAACACCTATCATGCCAGAGGTATCCTTTTTTAAACTTGAGGCAGGAAATTCAGTTAAGATGTCTAACTGTAATCTGTTCTTTTGTGGTGGCAAAATGCAAGTAAATGATTTAGTGGTCAACAAACCATCTCAATTAAAGATTCAAGAGGAAAAAGAGTTTTACGCAATTGATACTGTATATGGGCTGATATTTCATTAGCATAAATACTCCACCACACAAGGAGTAAACAATGGCCGTTCCAACAACCAGAGCACAATTTAAAGAATATTGTCTTAGAAAACTGGGCAAACCAGTAATTGAGATCAACGTTGATGATGATCAGGTGGAAGACCGCATTGATGAGTCTCTTAAATATTACTACGACTATCATTTTGATGGGTCGGAAAGAATTTACTACAAGCACACTATCACTTCAACTGATGTAACAAACAAGTACATCACGCTTCCAGAAAACATTATTGGTGCTGTTAGGATCTTCAATCTTGGTGATCCAATGGTATCTAATAACCTATTCGATATCAGATATCAGATTGCTCTAAATGATCTGTATACTCTTACTTCCGTATCAATGGTTCCCTACTATATGGCCTTCCAGCACATCCAGTTAATGGAACAACTGCTAGTTGGCCAACAGCCAATTAGGTATAATAGACACACAAACAAACTTTTTGTTGATATGGATTGGGAGCATAAAGCAAAAGTTGGTTTTTTTCTTGTTGTTGAGGCTTATGAGATTGTTGATCCAGAAACGTATTCTGATGCTTGGGGAGATAGATGGCTTCAGGAGTACTGCACAGAGAAAATTAAATATCAGTGGGGCACCAACCTAAGTAAGTTTAACGGAATGCAGCTTCCTGGTGGAGTCACTTTTAACGGACAAAACATTAAACAAGAGGCAGATGCTACTATTGATAAGCTGGAAAAGGAAATGATTACTTCTTATTCCTTGCCAGTAATGGACATGGTTGGGTGATATAATACATGGCCACATCACTATATTTTAATAATTTTGGTGCTAGCCAAGAACAGCTACTAATTGAAAATTTAGTAGTTGAGTCCATTAAGATGTACGGACATGATCTTTACTACCTTCCAAGAACACTAGTTAATAGTGATGCCATCTATGGTGAAGAGACTTATTCAACGTTTGATTCCCAGTACTATGTTGAAATGTATATTAAGAATGTGGATGGGTTTGCTGGTCAGGGAGATTTCCTATCTAAATTCAACCTTGAGATTAGAGACCAAGTAACATTCACAGTTGCCAGACGTGTGTTTTCAGAAGAAGTTGGTGCACAAACTTCGTTTGTTAGACCGCGTGAGGGTGATCTTATATACTTCCCTCTTAACAGAAAGCTATTTGAAATAAAATTTGTTGAGCATGAAGCAATCTTTTATCAACTAGGTGCTTTACAAACATATGATATTGTTTGTGAATTGTTTGAGTACAGCAATGAGATGTTTAATACTGGTATTACAGAGATTGATGAAAAACAAGAGTATATCACTTTCAACATGGTGGACTTTGGTATCCAGCTTGAGAGTGGTTTGGCCCTTACGGATGAGGAAGGTTTTGATCTGATTCAAGAACAGTTTGACCTTGAGACGCAAGATCCTATTTCTGATAATTTTGATATCCAGTCTGAGTCTGATGATATATTAAACTTCACAGAAATAGATCCATTCAGTGAGGGAGCGTACTAATGTTTGGCCAAGTTTTTTATCACGACACAATCCGCAAGTATGTTATTCTGTTTGGTACTTTGTTCAATGACGTATACATTAATAAGGGTGATGGAACAAATACTACTCAGACAATAAAAGTACCTATTTCGTATGGTCCTAAGCAAAAATTCTTAACGCGACTTGAACAGGATCCTAATCTTACCAAGCCTGTAGCAATTCAGTTACCTAGAATGGGTTTTGAGTTATTAGATATTAGTTATGCTGCGGAAAGAAAGCTACCAACAATTAATAGGATTTCGGTAGTAAACGCAAGCAACCCAAACAAACTTACTTACCAGTACATGCCTGTTCCGTATGATCTAAATTTTGATCTTCACATTATGGTAAAGCAAGCAAGAGACGGTACAAGGATTCTTGAGCAGATTCTTCCTTTCTTTACACCAGAATGGACAGCAACATTAAATCTTGATTCCACTATGCAGCACAAATATGATGTACCTGTAATTCTAAACTCAGTTAAATCAGAAGATACATATACTGGTAACTTTTTAGAGAGAAGAGCTATTACATGGACTCTATCCTTTACCATGAAGGGTTATATTTTTGGTCCTACAAGGTCTCAGAATATTATCAAGAGATCTATCATAAATCTTTATAATGTGGATTCCAACGTGAATATTGATAATGCAGTTGGAAACACTCAAATTTATGATACTATAACAACTATACCAACGGTCGCTGGTAAGACTCTTGCTCAAGTGGAAGCGGATGATGACTATGTAATTACACAAACAATTGAGCAATTCTATGATCAATGATACTATTGGAAATGCTTTGGATCTAACTCCTATTCAGGAAGTACTACCCAAAGCCAAGAGAGAATCTATTGACGCTGTTACAGATTATCAATATGCACGTGGTAATATGCTTAACATTCTTGAGAAGGGTAATCAGGCACTAGATGGAATGCTAGATGTTGCAGACCAGTCTCAGCATCCTAGAGCGTATGAAGTTGTAGCAACTCTTATCAAGACTCTTGCTGATACTAACAAGGATCTAATAGAACTAGCTAAAAAGACTAAAGAACTTGAAAAGATGGATGGGATCACTGCACCTCAAACTATTAACAACAACTTGTTTGTTGGATCCACAGTTGAACTTCAAAAATTATTAAAACAATCTAATGAACAAAAGTGAGATATACCTAGGCAATAGAAATCTTAAACGTGCTGATGTACCAATTGAATTTACTAAAGAACAGATTCAAGAGTATGTGAAGTGTGCAAGGGATCAGTTGTATTTCATTGAAAACTATGTTAAAATTGTTAACGTTGACAGGGGTTTGATATCTTTCAATCCGTATGAATACCAAAAAGACATTGTAAGGCTATTTGAAAGAGAGCGTTTTGTTATATGCAAGATGCCACGTCAGGTTGGTAAGACCACCATTGTTGTAGGTATCATATTGCATGCTGCTTTGTTTAACGAGAACTACCGTATTGCTATTCTTGCTAACAAAGAGAAACAAGCACACGAGATCTTATCTAGAATCCAGCTAGCTTATGAACATCTTCCTAAGTGGCTACAGCAAGGTGTCATTGAATGGAATAAAGGTAGTATTGA